TGACCGTTTATCCGTGGCAAATGCCACAGATGGCTTCCCATCGCTGCGGGAGGTCAGGCCTTCGACCTTCTCCCACCGCTTGGGGTTACTCTTGAATAGCTTCTCCGCCTTTGTCGGGGAAATCAAGCTCATATCGTACATCTCGTCCTGCCGCATGCGGAAAGACTTGAACAGGGCTTCGACCTCGGCCTCATTTGTCCACTTGCGGTTGCCCTTGCGGCCTTCCACCAACTTGAAGCCGTCGATCTTCTGTCCGGCCAACAGGCGACGCTCGACCTCGGCGCGGACGCCCTTGCACCAGTCTTCGACCAGACCGACCTTGGCCATCGCAATGGACAGATAGTTGTCGCCCGTCTGCATGTCCGGCACCTCTGGCAGGAAGGCCTCAAACTCATCAATGGTGGCCGCAGCCGATCCGCCGACAACCTCGGTCATCTCTGCGCGCAGGGCTGGGCACGTTGCCTTTGCCTTGCAGAAGCGACACTGCTTCTCACCGGGGGCGAGATCCGCGTCGGGCCATTGCGTCCGCTCGGCTGCGTCGCGCACCTCATCGGCAAACTTGAGCAGATCCCCCACCGATAGGTGGCACTCGCCGACATAGTTCAGGCGCGGCATGTGGATGTACATGCTGACCGTGTCGAAGTCGCACAGGACGTTGTACAGCTCCAATGCGCCCAGAGCGTACATCATGAGCTGCTGATTGCCTGTCGCGTCCACAGCGACGCCCATGCCGTACTTCAGATCAACGATGGATAGGTTCCGCTGGGCGACGTTGACAATGACGGCGTCGCTGGTGCCTGTGGCTCCCTCTTCGCCCGTCAGGTGGCCGATTGGCACCTTGCTCTCAACGTACAGCGTGCCGTCCTTGGCCAGATCGCGGACGAGGCGCATGTAATCAGCGACATAGTCCGCCATTGCCCTGTCGGCCATGAAAGTGAAGCCGTCGACCTCAAAGACCTTGCCTATGAAATCTGACGGATCTTTGCCGTCGATCAGGCACTGCGCCGCGATGTCGTGCGCCAGCGTGCCCTCGGCGGCGAAGACGCTGCTTTCGTCTGGGTAGACCGCCTCAAGGGCGATGCTGCCCGGACAGGCCATCCAGCGGTGTGCGCCGGACGGACTGAGCTTTGCGTGCGCGGCCATTAGGCAATCTCCGCTTCAAGGCGTGTGATCAATTCAGGCCACAGGGCCGCGTCAAGCTGCGATGCGCGGACGCTGCCAAACTCAGACAGGATGTCTTGCACAAAGGGCTTGCCCTTTGCGGCGACTGCCCGCAGCACAACGGGGGCAACGTCCAGATCAAAGTCCAGTTCAGCAGATGCGGAAGGCTTCTCTTCCGCCGGTGGTGCTGACGCTTCCGTCTGACCAGACGATGCGGGTTCCTCCGGCGTAGGGTTCACAGGTGCCTTTTCGGCCACCTCCGGCATAATTTCCAAAATCAGTGCGTCTAGATTTTCTATACGCGCTTCTTCACGGGCGGCCTTATCGGCGATCCGCTGGTTGTCGCTGGCGAGCAAACTGTTGCCGATGGCAATCAACTTGTCGGCAAGTTCGCCAAGGCTATTGCCTGTTACTTCGATCTTAATCATCTATCAGTTTCCTTTCTTCAGTTCGTCAATGACGCGGTCACGCTCGCCGAGCATGAGTTCGAGCTTGTCGATCTCGGCTTGCAATTCATAAATCTTGTCGTCGAGGCGGTTGGCTTCGCGTTCAAAGTCAGCGGCGCGTTCATTGGCCGCATACAGGTCGCTGTCAGCGTCAAGAAGCACATCATCCAGACGCTCGGCCAGCACAACGGCCAACTCATGGTTGGGATTGTACTTGGCCTCTTCGATCAGTTGCTGATCCTCTTCGGTGCGGTAAAAGTTACGATCAGACATTTCAGGTCTCCTCAAAAGTTCCACGGCTGTGCGCCGTACTGTTTGGCGAGCTGGCGCGCTTCGCGCTTGCCGCTCACGTTAAAGGCGATGATGTTCGAGCGACGCCCGTCCACGATCCGGTTGATGTAGAGTGTCGCGGGGACATTGCGCCCCCGCGAAGTGAACTCTGCTGCAAGGATGCCCAGCATGCGCTTAGGCCTTGCGCGCCACGACCTTGACGGTCGTGTAGCCCTTGGTGGTCTTCTGGTTCTTGCTGAACCAGCGACCGTCGACGCCCAGTTCACGAAGCTTGGCTTCGGCAGCCTTCGGGTCGAGCGACTGGCGCTCGGCGACCTCGGACACAGTGGCACGGAAGGTGTCGCCATCGTGGGCACCTGCGCCAAGATCCTTGATCTCGTCGATGAGGAAAGCTTCGATCTCCTTCAAGCGGGCGATCTCGGCCTTGATGTCGCCCAGACGGTCGACGGGGGAAATATTGGAAATGGTTGCGGCTACGGTTGCCATGATATTCGCTCCTGTTTGCGTTGCTGATAAGCACTAGATAGTCGCTGCAATTAGGGATTGCAACCCCCCTATGAAAATTTATTCGTAAAAAATTACAATGCCGTTTTCCATCCGTAGCGGGCCGTCCTTTTCCTTGCTAAGTTGTTGAATTGCCCGGACAATCGACTGGCGGCGAATGTCGCGCTTGCCCTGTTCGGGTGGTGGTAACATATCGCAAGCCTTCTGGATCAGGTCTTCTGCACGCACGACGGCGTCCGCTGCAAAGGTCGTCATGACCTCAAGGATGTGCGTCTCAAGGCGACCGCGACGCTTGACGTTCTTCTTGTCGTCAGTGGTCGGCGCGCGCAGCTCGTCCTCGACCGCGACGCAGCTTGTGATCTCGTCACCATCGTCATCGAAGCCCAGCAGGATCGTCTCCAACTTGAACGCCCACTTCAGGCCATCCTCGCCGTCCTTCTGCTTGCTGGTGCGGATCTGGCGTGCGCCGCTGTCCTCATCGCGCGTCACTTCCAGCTCGGCGTCGACGGCGGCACGGATGCCTGACCAGCCGCGTGAGCCGCGATGCGCGTCCTTGCCTGCGTGATGCACAAGCTCGACCGTCGCGCCTGTGGCGGTTCGCAGGACGCGCACGTTGGACAGGGCCAGACCCATGTCCTCCGCGCCGTTCTCGTTTGCGCCGGGCGTCACCTGCGCGAAGGTGTCGATCACGATCAGAGACACGTCGCCGACCGCCTTGATGGACGCGGCCAGTTCCGTCACGTCGCCCTCCTCCATGAGGTTGGGCGGCACGACGATCACGCCGATGTCGAGATCCTTGGCCGATACGCCCAGATGCTGCGCCAGCGCCTTGATGCGCTTGCCATAGCTGCCTGAGCCTTCAGCCGCAACGATGACGACGCGGCCCTTTGTGACCTTGCGCCCGCGCCACGGTGTGCCCAGAGCGATGCAGGCCGCCATCTCAAGCACGATGAAGCTCTTGCCTGAGCCCGATGCGCCGAAGATCGTGACGATGTCAGCGGCAGGCAGCACACCCTTGATGAGCCACGTTGCCGTCTTCTGGTGCGTCATCTCATCGGCGGATAGGACAGGGAACTTGCCCGTGTAGCCCACAGGCGAATGCACGCCCTCTGGCGCGTCCAGATCGGCGACGAGCGCATCGGCCTTGGCCGACACCTCTTGCGCGCTCGCCGCCTTAGTAGGGCGCGTGAAGGCAGCATTCTTCGACATCTTGATCACAGACGCCATTGTGATCTGCCGACGATTGGAGCCCTTACGCCGCTCGAAGCTCTCCCACTGCACGCGCAGGGCCTCAGTGTCTGGGTAGGTGTAGCCGTCGCTTGACCAGTCGTCCCACAGCTCAAAGCCGTCGTCGCCGCCATCGGTCTCATGGTGCAGGGCCATCCCGACCTTGATCCAATACTCGCGGCCCATGTTCGGATCGAGGGCGTCCAGCAACTCTTGCATGCGGCCAATGGTCAGGCCGAGCCTTGGCTCGTGCCCTGCCATGAAGTCATCCGGGTCGACGACGTTGTTCTGCACCGAGCCGAAGCGCGCCTCGCACATGTCGACCGTGTACTGGTCAACATCGGCCACCTTATTTGCAAGCCCGATCAGCTCACAGGCGGGCAGGATGTTGCCCGTGAAGGTCACGAAGCCTGACGAGCTGAACGTCTCAAAGCCATAGCGGTCAGGCGTGGCGTGGCTCTTGTGGTTGCCCAGATTGCCCTTGAGCGCGGCGCGGATGCCCTGCCCGCTGGGGCTGTACTCGGCATAGGTGCGGACGATGATGCGCTCGATGTCGTTCGGGATCTCACCGTTTGGCCCGACGCAGTGGTCGAAGTCGAGGAAGGTGTATCCGAAGTCGGGCAGGGGCGCGAAGCCCACACCCTCATAGCCCATGCGCGCAGCGGCATCGCGCGCTGCGGCGAAGGTCGTCAGCCGCGCACGGTCAGTCGGCGACCCCTGTTGGCCGTAACGGATCGTGCCGTCCGTCCAGTAGGGCACCTTCCGGGGCTTTGGCTCGTTTGGGTATTTCTCAAAGCGCCAGATGAGCCACGCAGGAACTGAACGCAGTTCCTCTGGCACGTCCAGTGCTAGAAGCTTGGGCGCAATTGCCCTTACGCTTGCCATGTCGTCGTCCTCGCTCACAAAACTGAAATCAGATCATCAACAATGTTGATGCGCTCACCGATCCAACGCATGACAGGAACGGCCATGCTGTTGCCCATCGCCTTATAGCGCGGCCCATCGGGGCAGTCTTCTGCACCCTTCTTGCGCCACGGGATGGCGGTGAAGTTGTCGGGGAAGCCTTGCAGCCGCTCGCACTCAACGGGGGTCAGACGGCGCACGGCGGACATAACGGACACGGCGGGAACTGCGGTAGAACCGTTGTTTACAGCCTGAAGCGTTGGCGAATATTCTTCGGTAACAAAGGTGCCACCAGCGGCTTCTGACTGCCCTGATTTGAATGAATAAGCCACGAAGTCACCGCCCTGATTGCCACCCACTGGCCCTCCCGCCATGATTGGCTGCGCCACCTCAGTCTCACGGGCCTTGTAGTCCTTGCCGCTGTTCATGGGCATGATGGAATAGGCCACAGCCGGAGCGCCAGATGTGCCACCGCCTCCGCCAACGCGCAGCGTTGGAGAGACATCCACGTTTGTCCCAGAAGAGTGGCTCTCATTCGACTGAAACGCTATCGCGGGTGGGTGTGCCCCTGCCGCCAGCGGGTGACACGGATCGCCGGGCTGCGGGTTGCTGAAATTGTGCGGGCTGCTGATCTGCGTGGTGTCGAAGGCAACGATTGTGCCGCCCTGTGAACAGGTCGGGTTGAGGCCACTGGCCGCGTCAAAACCAACTAAGGTGGTATCCTCATTTGGGCACTGGGTGGCAGACCGTGAATTTGTCAGCGTTGCGGCAACTTCATGGTACGCCACATAGGCCTTTGTGTCCGGTGCGTGGTGCGACCCGCTCTGCGTGTTCAAGGCAGGGCTGACAACGGGGACGATATGATCAAAGTCGCCCTGAACGCCGCCCTCCCCGGGGCGCTTGGTGCGGAGCGTACCGACAACATCAGGCCCGCGGTCAACACAGGGGCTGCTGTCATAGCGTGCCGTCAGTGTTCGCGCAGTGCCATCATCACTAAACGTGCCAACAGTATTAACAAAAAGCGGGCAACCTGCATTGACGTGCTGATTGTTTTGTCCGTGCTTAGTCGCAAAGTCTGTGTCTAAAGTGCAAGCAATCTCAGCGGGCCAATTTACAGCAGATCGCTCCCGTCCGTCATCACCACTGCTTCCAGCGCCTGTTGCAGCCGCTCCGGCAGTTTCTTGCCGCGCTTCTCGGCTCGGCGCAGGATGCCCTGACATGCTGTGGCGCTCAAAAAGAACCGCTGCGGCAGGTCGCCAGTCTCCAAGGTATCCGACAAC